GATTGTAATAGATTTTCGGTTCCTGTAACCAAAATCGTGCGCCCATTTATCCAATCCGGCAAGGTGGTTAAACGACTCCACAAAGACCGACGGATGTTCTTTCATTACCATTCCGTGATGGACGTGGCCGATGTCTATATAGTGGTGTTCTGTTTCACCAAAGTCTTTCCTAAAGTCTGAGGTCATTACGTTGACTAGATCTTTGGGCTTGCATTTGTCTGAATGATGAGTCATTACTAACGTATTTCCCATGCGATAGGCTATGAACACGCTCTCGTTGTTGAGGATATTGACTCGTCCAGATTCGCCGTAAGCCACGCGTAAGAGTTCAGCCATCCAGATATCATTTGTCCTAGAATGGTTTCCTTGGTTCACGATCACGTCAACAAATTTAGACTTCTCTAAACATTTATCAACGATAAACCTCATCACTCGGCTGTAGGTTTTAATCATCTTAGGGAAGCGCGTATCACAATCTAGAGCGTGTCCGCTGGCTTCTGTAGTCCCTGTATAGTTTTCGTAGTGGGTAAAGTCTCCCAGATCGTTGATCACCATCCTCTCACAGGAGGGAAGCTCGTCAATCAGAATAGAGATGGCTCCGCACAATTCCTGTTCTGCGATCTTGAGGTCAAAGTTCTCTCCCACTTCAGCGGCGTGAGCTAACATACCTAAATGAGCGTCTCCAATCTGGAGCCAAGGGATTACATCGGAGTTAAACTTCTTTGGGGCTTGAGCCACTGGTAAGCTGGGAACGTCTTCAATAAACGCTGCTACGGCCTCTTTAACGGCTTCTAGGTAGGCGCCTTGCTTTATATCTGCTTTAACCCAAGTAGCGGTAGGTTTGCCCTCTTCGTTGTAGTAGGTGCTGATTCCCTTTGCTATGTGCGTCTCGGGAACGGGATGGGTCCAATCATGCTCTGGAGAGAAACCTTGTAAAGCGGCTTTCTTCTTTACGGAAGCAACGGCTTCGTTGATGGTGTTTTTGTTAACCCCAAATTGTTTGGCTGCGGCTCTTGCGCTTCCGTGTTCTTCAATAGCCTGTAAATATTCCAGTTGGCGGACGGTACAAAATTGGTAGTAATCAGAGTAGTTCATGGCCTTAGTTTGTAGGTACGTACCGGGACTCTCGACCCAGCATCATGCTTGCACACAAGTTTCACTGCTGCCTCGGGCTTTTTAAACCCCATCGCCTCGTAGGCACAGATAGCTGCTTTAGCCCCCGTACCTATCGCCTCGATTCCGCTCTTAATTGGCTGTCCTATACATGAGGAGCCAAAATAAAAAAGCCCTGCGTCGTTCATTACGAGGGCATGAGAATTGGAAAATCTAGGATGCTTGTCCTTTAGTCCTTTTTTGTACCAGACTAAAAATCCTATGGCTTCATCTATGTTTCCCGAGAAGCCTAGTAAAGTCCCCTTGAATCTAAATACTTTTCTCCCGCTCCATACTCGGTCCCCGTCGCTGATACTTGAGTCAGCAACCATCACCCCAAGTTTTAAATCAGCCAGTATGGTGGTCATGCTAAGAGAGTGCTTTTGTTCTCTACTTCGGCAACCCTAGATGTCCAACCTTTTCCAAACGTACCAAACGTGGGAAGTGCTTCTAAAAACTTCTGCCGCGCAGCAGAAAACTTGTCAATCAAATCTTTAGTACTATGCTTCTTACAGGCGTCTAAAGTCTTTGGGCCGATGCTTCCGTCTTGAGTCAGGCCAAGGATTCCTTGTAGCATCTTGGCCGCTCTACCCACCCCTGAATTTACCGCACAGTCAAACACACATATATCCAAGCCAGAAGGCAGACTATCGCCATTGATTGCATCCCAATACTTACGCTTATACAGAGGAGCCACCTGAGCCGGAGTCAGTGCCCTCATTTCCTTTTCGGAAGATTCCCTTCCCACATAAGACTCCCACACGGCTCTCGTAACGCCAAGGTTAGTCATACCGCCCGGATCGAGTTTATGATGAACGTAGCCGCCCTCATGTTTTAGAAGTTGGGACAAAGCAAGATCAAAGTTACTTTTCATTTGATGAGCCAAAATAGTAGGAGAGGACCAACATCAAAGCACCGTCCATCGTACCTAGTACGCGGATGACAAGTTCTCTCATCTCTGTAGAAACGGTGTTATTTAAAAGAAACCACTGGATCAAACCCCACACGGCTACTATGACCAGCGCCAAGATGGGGGTGATAATCTTGCTTACAAATGGGGCCGCGCTAACCGCAATGGTTGACTCCCGTTCACGGGCCGATGCACGATCTTGGAATGCAAGTTTAGCGTACTCCAGTTCCAGTTCCTTAATCTTGGCTAAGGCTTCTGGATCGTTCTGGATAGCGGATGGAATTTGTTCAGGTGGAACGCCAAGTTTATTGGCAATAGCCGCAACGGCCATTCCGCCTAGAGGCCCAGCAATCACGTTAGCTAAAACGGGAGCGGCACCCTTGAGTAAATTAAACAACTCATTCATCTCGGCTCCAAACAGGGGGGAACGAATCCCCCCATTATACCAACTAATGTGTCAGTTTACCAAGTCACAGGTTGATTTGTAATCTTACGCAGACCAAGGTTGATTGCTGTAAGCGCTAGAGCTTGCAGTTCAGCACCGATCACAAAGCCGTAGCGCATTTGAAGACCGAGCGCGGCGGCGCAGACTACGTTCACCCAGAAGGTCTTAGAAAGATAGAACTTCTTTCCAGTCACTTGGCTGACCAAAGCCTCTGATGCTGCTGCGGCAATAGCTGAATTTACATCGCTCATTCTTTTACCTCTGCTTCGGCGGGTTGCTCTTTCAATGCTTCTTTCAGCATAGTCAAGAACGCATCCTTACCGACGTTCAATTGTTGCAGTTGGAATTGAGTCGAGCCGATCTTGCGGTCTAAATCCACCACATGGTGAAACAATACGGTTTGTTGCTCCGTAAAGTCATTAGCGTCAAAATCAACTCCATCTATCGTAACAATCTGAGGGCTATTAGTTTTGCTCATTTTGTATTTCCTTTAATTTACAGTTATCAAAATGCCAACGAGCTGCATTTGCAGTATCGGCCACCTTTTTGCAATGAGGACATTCGACTTTCTTACAGTTTAACCTAGATTGTCTTATCTTCTCTCTTGCAACATCATCGTGAGTATTACCCCACATATGATTTCTTTCTCCAGAAAAAGCAATGCTTAATTTTCTCTTATGCTCATCTGAAATAATCTTGCCCTTTTGACTTTCTGATATGCTTTTACATTCTTCTTCGCTTCTCTTTCTTCCAGTCAAACCCTTACTAATATTTTTCTTCCACTCATCTGGGCGAGAATCAAATTTTCTTCCCCTTCTTACCTCCGATAACTTTCTTTTTGTTTCTTCTAACATTGGCCCTAGAGGAATGCCTTTTCTATTCAAAGACATTTTTAATTTTTGAGCATCAGAAAAACGATAACCAGTTGCCCCTTCTCCGCCATTTGAAATATTGCATAAAGAATAATTTAATCTTCTTAGTTGGTCTATTCGTTCTTCTTCAATCAAAAAAGCTAACTCTTCATCTATGTTCTCGGCCACTATACGAACAGAAAAACTTCCTGCATTTTTTACTATTCGTTTCCAGTATACATTTCTTCCGCTTCTTGTATGCGCTCTTTTTCCCGATCCTTTGCCAACGTAAAAGATGGCTCCGGTGTCAGGTCTAATGTGCTCATAAACGTAGAACATTTATCGGATCAATGTGCCGCCAAGGTCGGGTGGCGGCTTCCCGTTATTTAGCTGCGTCTTGCAGAGGCTTGAGGTTTTCTGTTGTCCAGAAGTCTTTTGCCAACATCAAAATGAGGTGCTCCTTATTGCGCTCCAAGCAGTCTGCCCAGTCAGCATCTTCCATGCCTTCGGGTTGACCTGCGTTGATCAGGTTTACGGAATCCATAGCTGCGCTGTAGTGGCGAGCAATTTCTTCTGCGGTGATTTGTTCAATGATTTCAGACATGATATTTCCTTTACTTGGCTTCTTGAGCCGCTTGGTAAGCCGCAATGACTTCAGGTGTCCATGCCGCATTGCAGATAGCCACGACATTCGCAGGGTGACCTGTAAGGTCTTGTGCTGGTGTCAGGCTTGTGCGGTGGTATGTTTGGCTCAGTTGCTGACCATCTTCCATGATGCGAGTTGCCTCACGATAAAGAACGATGCCGTTCTCAGTCACGGTAATTTGGTCTACTACGGTTTGTTTAGTTAATGACATGATAATTTCCTTTAAGTTAAGTTGTGTCCGGCCTGACAAATCCAGTCAGGCTAATGAACTTCGCGGTTAAGTGATTTGACCGGAAAAGGTGGTTTTGGTAAGCAACATTTTTTCCTTTATGCAGATGCACGATAAGTAAAAGTAAAAAGAACAATTCCTGAAGTATCTATAGCAAGC